ATTTGGCCACCTATAATTTGACTCTTGACGGAAACGGCTCTCGAATTGAAGGAAACACTGACCTCACTCTTAATATAAGCGGCTATTCTGCCACTTGGTTTTATCGGGCTGACAAGGCTAATTGGCAACGAGTAACAAATCTTACTGCAACGGATGAATCTCCTTTTCCCGAAGCTTTTGATGACTTGTTGATTATTGGTCTTGCAATGAGGCTTAACCCTCGCAACGGTCCGCCTCTTAGTGAAATGTCCTTGACCCGATACGCTAATGTGCTCCGCAAATTTAAAGCAAGATACTCCCTTGTGCAAGCTCGTCGTCCAGACCTTGCTTTGTTGTTGACCAGCGGTCAACGCGGGTTTGGTAGAGGTTATAGCTTGACTGGTGAGTTTGAGCGCGGAAGTATCTTTCTTTTCTAATAACACGAGGATTAAGAAAAATTGCCGCAGAACCTTCCTATTTTTCCTACCGATTACCACCGACGGGTTTCAAAAACACCCGTTATTCCAATGGTCAATCGTTTTGTGGAACAAAACCCTGTTCTGACGGATGTTCCTGCCTCATTTATAGCTCGGCCCGGCCTCCGTAGGTTTGCAGAAGTGGGGCCGGGTCCTATTCGTAAGGTGTTTAGTTCTGCCGGTGCTTTTGCCGATGATCTGTTTGTTGTTAGTGGCACAGAGCTTCATCGGATTAAAGCAAGTAACGGAACCTCTAATTTGATTGGAGTTATTGGCACTTCTCCCATTGGGGATGTTAGTATGGCGGCTACCTCGCCAATAGGCACGGAAGTCCCAAGCTACCTGTTTATTGCTGAAGGTGGGGTTCTTTGGTATTACACTGATAATGGTTTTGCCCGAGCGCATTTGGAAATTACCGGTTCTATTGCCAACAACGATACTATTCAACTCAACGGTGTTTATTACCGGTTTACCACGGGCAATGTTAATGCCGGTGCTCCGGCCGGGACCGCCGCCAATCCTTGGCTTGTAAGGCTGGAAACTCTTACGGCCAATTCTTTGACCAATCTTTTTGACGCTATAAATGGAGAAGGTTCACCGGGCACTCAATATTCTACGGCCCTTGTAGCTCATCCTACAGTAGAAGCAGTTGCTCGAACAGCAACCGACCTTTATGTGTATGCTAAAACTCCGGGAACAGTTGGCAACGGATATGCTTCTACCGAAACTGGCGCAGGCATGTCATTCAGCAATGGCTCCACGTTTACTGGAGGTGGCGCAGAACAACTTGGACAAGTAACAGTTCCAGACGATGCTGGAGCGATTTCTCTTACTTATATCAACAGCTACGTAATTGTGGTTCCTGTGCAATCTGATGAGCTTGGGACCACTGGAAAATTTTATTGGATTCAGCCGGGCGAAAAAAGAATTCACCCTCTTGACTTTGCTAGTGCTGAACGTAGCCCTGACAAAATCAATCAAGTCATCACTTATAGCGATATGTTTTGGTTGTTTGGTGATACTACTACCGAACCTTGGGTAACTACTGGCTCTCCCCAAGCTCCTATGCAAAGATTCCAAGGTATTCTTTTTGACCGAGGTGCTTGGGAAGGAACGGCAGTAAAGGTGCGAGATAGCATGATTGTCGTAGACGAAGAAGGAGGTGTCTTTATCATCAACAACGGCCAACGTAGAATTTCTAATCCGGCTATTGAAGAACGTATTCGCCGTGCTATTGGGAAACAGGCTTAATAAGGGAGTCATTAATTATGGCCATTCAATGGGCAGATGATTTTAGCCGGTATGGCGTAGATGGTCAGTCAAGATATCGTATGATGGACGGTCTTGTTTACGCTTTACACGATGTACCGCCTACATACGTTACAAACGATCCTGATCCAAATGTGCCCAATGGAAAATGCCTTCGCACGACAACTGGAAGTTCAGATTGGCATGCTCGGGTTCGTGCTGCTCTTCCTACCCCCGTATCTGCGACTGTTAGGATGGCGCTTCGATTTTGGGCGAATACACTTCCCGATCACCCAAGTGGAAGGCCCTCTCCTATTGGATTTCAGAACAACAGCGGTCAAATTCTCGCAATGATGCGTATAGAACAAAACGGGGCGATTCAAATCCTCGGTCGAGTTTCGGGTAGTCTTACAGTTCTAGCGGATACTGTTAGCCCTGTGATAGGGCCAAATTCGTGGAATCATTTTGAAATGTCCTATAATGTGGCGGCTGGAACAGGGACGCTTCACGTTAACGGAATTCAGAGACTGACCTATTCTGGGGTTGATTTGGGCCTAGAACCTGTTACGCTTGTTCATTTTTTGGCTGCGTCGGGAAACTGGTCTTCACCTATTTGTTATTTTAAAGACCTTGTTATAGCAGATAGCACTGGAACTCAAAATAATGGAATTATTGGGACCGTGCTTGTAAAGCGGCTTAGGCCGAGTGGAGATGACACTCTTGGTGGTTGGACGCCAAGCTATGGTACAAGCGGCACCAATTTGCTCCGAAACACTATTCCATTTAACCATCTTATTGCCACAGGCACGCCTAACACTTCAAATAACATTCAAATTGGAACCGTTCATTATCGTTTTACGACAGGAAGTGTTGACGCCAATTCTCCTGCGGGAACTAGTTCAAACCCGTGGCTTGTAAATCGTGGGTCAAACGCTGAGCAAGCTCTGAGTAATCTGCTCAAAGCTATTAACGCCAGCGGAACTCCCGGAACTGACTATTCTACGGCTCTTACCGCGCACCCTACGATTGAAGCAGATGGTGTGTCGGCGGACAGACTGAGTGTAGCACCAAAAGATGGCACGTCTTCCAATTTTACTTTTGCAGAAAATGATACCAATCTTTCTTGGTTGTCTACTTCTAATATGATTACCGATGGCCGTCCAAACGATCTTACGTATATGTCGGCAGCCGACAATCCGCTTCCGTCTCCTATGCGGTTTGAAATGGAAGACCTTCCGCCCGATATTACCAGCGTTAGGGCCTTGATTACTGTCACTCGCCACCGCAAGATTGATGGTGGTGACGGAAACGTGCAAACCGCTCTTTCGCCAAACGGAACAAACTGGGACAACGGAGCAAATAGGCCGATTACCACAGCTTTTCAGTATGACTTTGATGTCAGCGAAGTAAGCCCTGTTACAAGTTCGCCTTGGACTCCCGTAGAAGTGGATAGTCTGAAACTTCGTATCAATAGAACGTTGTAAGAGCTATGACGGCGACTCCGTCCATCCAAGTCTCTCAAGGGGACGTTAATGTAATTTCGTCGGCTACGGGAAATATTCAAATCTCGCAGACCGATACTACGGCTGTTTATAATTTTCCTGCAGAAGAAATTCACACCAGTCAAGTCGATGTTCAAGTATCGTACCAAGGCGCCAGTAAAATGCAGGTTTCTCAAGTAGACGTTATTGCTGTTGTTAGGGGGCGTGTAGACGACCCCTCTATTCGAGCTTGGACATACACTCTTGACGGGCATGATTTTTACGTTCTTCGCCTTGGAAATGACGAAACTCTTGTTTATGATGTTGCTACAGAACAATGGTCAGTTTATACGACCGGAAATTTAACTTATTGGTCGATTTATACTGGTGCTAATTGGATTGGAGGCAATAATTTTGCGGAAATTTACGGATCGAATGTAATTGTTGGTTCTGATTCCAATGGCGCTTTGTTCTTCCTTGACCCCACTAAACCAGAAGACGATCCGCTAGTTGAGGATAGAGATATTGTTCCTTTCTTGAGACGAATAACTGGACAACTTATTTCTCGCGGATACAACTATAACCCCCTTTACGAAGTCCAACTTCTTGGAAGTCTAAATCAAGAGAGTTTGGCTCTGGATCTTGATGTTGAACTTCTTTATTCGGATGATCGAGGGGATTCTTACGTCTCAGCCGGAAAGATTACCACAGTTCCGAGTGATTATACTGTCAGAGGTTCGTGGAGAAGTCTTGGTAGCTTCACTTCTCCGGGAAGACTTCTTCGGATTGAAGACCACGGTGCTCTTGCTCGAATTGACTCCCTTACTGTGAATTTGGGAGAGACTGAAGGTGGCGCTTAACGACCTTAATCAGATGTTCTCTATTGTAGACCCCGCCACGGGGAAGCCAACTGATTATTTCATGCGGCTTCTTCGTGATCGGGGTATTGAAGTAGATGATATAGACACTCTTGTAACTGAACTTAATCAAACAGTAGACCAAATTAATGGGACCAATCTGAACGCTGGTGTAGGTCTTACGGGCGGAGGAATCATTGGAACCAATAGTTCCATTAGCTTTGCTCTTCAAACTCTTTCGCCGAGCCCTGCGGGCAGTTACACGAATGCTAATATAACCGTTGACTCCTATGGTCGAGTTACAGCGGCATCTAATGGAACTGGAGGAGGAGGAGGAGGCGGATCAGTGCCTACGTTTGTTCAATCTAAATCAGCAGCTCTTAGCAATATAGCTAACGGAATTACTTTAAACGCTCCGCCTGCAAACGGCAATGTTCTTGTTGCTATTGTGTTCAATGCTACTGGCACAAACCCTCCAAGCCCCGGAGGTGGCTGGACTGGTATAGATAGCAACACTACTTTGCCAGATCATAATGTCATGTGGCGAATAACGGGTCCAAACGAAAGCGCTTTGCAGACTCCTACTAATACCGCTGATGGCGGGGCAATTATTATTTACGAGTTTTCTGGGGCTTCTCAAGTCAACAGTGGTGGAGGAGCGTCTGTTGCTACGAACACTTCGGTTTCTCAAGACACTAGTACCTTAATATGGACTTTACTCAGGGGCGTTTCTGGAATGATGATTGGCTATTCTGGTAGAAGGACAGCCGAAAACGGAACAATGGGAGGCTCTTTTACTAATGGAGAAGTCGTTAACGGCAGTGCAGGTGTAACAGGTGGTAATGGAACTTCTATAGTCTCTGGCCATACGTCTAAAAGTCCGGGAAATGTTAGTCCATCTTCAACGGCTGTTTGGCCCACAAGTGCTGCAACAAAAACAGGCTTGCTTCTTATTTGGTAATGAGAACATATTCTGTTGACCTTGTAAGTAAAGCAGTAGCCCAATACGGAGAAGTAACAGGATTTGAACCGGTATCTTGGTTAAGTGACCTAAATAATGTGGCTCTTACCAATGAAAATAACGACATTGCCCTTTTCCAAAGAGAAGACTTAAACCCGATTAGTGGCTATGGACATTATTTCTTTTGGTCCAGAGGCAAAGAGGCTCTAAAAGCGGCAAAAGAGTTCCTTAAAGAGTTTTTTACCGGTCCTTATAACATAGAGATTATTATGGGCCTAACTCCTGTTACTCACAAAGGCGCTCTTTGGATGAATAGTCAATTGGGCTTTAAAAAATTAGGAATAGTTCCATCTCACGTAGGAGACCTACAAATGGTAAGACTAACCAAAGAAGAATGGAGTAAAAATCAATGAGCGGCCTTTTTGGTAAGACAGCAAAAGAAAGAAGCACCAACGTAAACCGAGGCATGATTAATGACGCCTTTGGTGGGGTTATGAGAGCTACCGGAGACAGTGTAAACGCCCTACAGGCGCTCTTGGGCGGAGACCCAACTGGCTTTCGTCGATTTACAGACGCTATCGATCTTAGTGGGCAGGCTGAATATGGTTCTCGGGGAATTACGGGCAATGCTGCTGCACGAGGGCTACTCCGGTCGGGTTCGACCGGTAGGGCGCTTGTTGACTACGAGCAGATGCTAGAAAATCAAGCGGCCAATCAATATATGCAAAACCTTCTTGGTGTTGGTCAATTGGGTCTCGGTGCTGGTGGTCTTGTTGCTGATGTAGGCCGCGAAAGCAGGGGGAGAGCAAGGGATAAGTCTAAACTTGGCGAAGCGCTTGGCTACTCTCTTGTCAAATTTTCTGATCGTCACCTCAAGAAAGACATTAAGCTTATTGGTCGTACGGATGAGGGCCTTAATGTTTACGAATTTCGTTATATTGATGGCTCTGGGCCTTATACTGGGGTTATGGCTCAAGAAGTTGCCGAAATGAAGCCAGAGGCTCTCGGTCCGATTGTTAATGGTTACATGACCGTTGATTATAGCAAAATTAATCCCAACTTCTATTATAAGGTAAGCTAACAATATGAGCCCTCTTCTTTCTCTTATAATGAATGCGCAGTCCGCTGCTGACACGAGCGTATTCAATTCTCCCAATCCGGAAGAAAACGTAATTCCTGTTCAAGGCGATCCCCTTCGTCCTCCTGAAAAGCGCCCTGTAACATACCCGGACCTTGTCCAGCAAGAAGTTCCTGATGATTTTATCTTGGGCAATGATCGTGCTGTGGCTCAAGCTCGTATGGCCGAAGAGAGCACTAGTCGGGCCTCTGACCGCAGGAGCCTTCTTGGAGCAAGGGGAACTCTTCGGGATATTCTTGGAACTCTTGGAGATTTTTTCCTTATCGGGGGTGGGGGAGAACCGATGTATGCCCCTATGCGCGAAAGGGAAAAATGGGCAGATGCACTTCAAGGGATGACGGCAGGACCAGAAGCTGAAAGGGCTGCGTTTGAAAGGGCAATGCGTATTAATCCCGAGGCCACGATGGCTCTAATGAAGGAGCGAGATTATGCCAGAACGCAGCAAGGTCATCTCGGACTGCGTAGTCAAGAATACCTTCGTAATT